TCTGCCATATGCGTTACCTCATCAGCCAAAGCCTAACGGCTCGCTCTCGTTTGCAAAGTTTACGCATATGGCGCTTGGCGTTATCTGGTGCTCGTGTGCCTCTGTGATCTCTACCACTTCGTAGCCGTTCTGTAAGTTCTGCTGCATAATGCGCTTTGCGTCCTCTTTGTCCGTTGCCTTGATAAAGCCCCAGCGCCCAGCCTTGTACTCTTTGTCTGTCGTTCTCTTCCAGTAAGCCCTAAATACCTTTAGCTCTTTCTGTGTCTGCGGTCTTACCCCGCTCCACTCTATCTGCTTGCCAAAAGCGTTGTTGTAGCCTCTCTCTGCCTGCTCTGCAAGCTCTTGGCTCTCGTACTCGTGTACCTCTTTCTCGCCTGTTTCCCAGACTATTACAAGCTCGTATTTGCTCATGTTCTCGCCCTCTCTTTAGTGTTGTTCTATCATTTTCGCCCGTGTCCTTTTGTCTATCCCGTCTGCATACGCCTGCCGCTTTGCCCACTTTGCCAGCTGCTCTGGTGTAAGCTCTTCTCTTATAATCGTCTTGTGCGGTGCGTCCTCTGGGTATATGTTCTGCTTTGCTATAAAAGCGTCCATAAAGTCCGCTATTTCCTCGTCAAACACGCGGCTGTAAAATTCGTACTCTAACTCTATCTCTATCTTTTGGGCTGCCGTACACTCTATGCCTATCTTTTGGCGCGTGCCCTGCGTCCTGTAAAACTTAATGCCCGCTGCCGCTCCCATAACCTTATACATACATTGCCGCAGCAGCTTTGCCTTATGCTGTCCGTTGTAGCTAAACAGGTAGTAGCTCACTTTTTCGCCGTCCAGCTCGTCCAGCGTTATGTTGTTTGCCTTAAGCAGCTGCTCTAATTTGCGCTGCGCTGTCTCTTTCTCGCCGCCTACGCCGCGCTCTGCCAGCGCTTGCAGTTTCTTAAGCCGTTCCTTTGTTTTCTCTTCCATGTGCCTGCCCTTTCTTTAGTGATCTGCTGGGCAGCGGGTAAGCCGCCCAGCTGTTAAACTCTTATAGCTTGTAAACTCTAACGCCCATGCGCTCTATGTCTAAGTGGTAGCCGTACTCTTGCAGCTTTTCTGCCACTATAGGCGGTGCGCTAAGTATCTTTACGCAGTCGTTACGTACTATGTTTTCTGCTGTAACGCCGCCTATGCTTATCTCAATAGGTGCGCAGCCGTTTGCCTGTATCTCTACCAGCTTGTTTAACAGTTCCTTAATGTCGTCTTTATTCATTGTTTAGCCCTCTCTTTCGTGATCTGCTACCCTTGCTTATGCAAAAAGCGCTTTTTGTGCTCTGTCTGCGCTGTAGCCCGTGTGATCTCGTCCACTTGCGCCGCCTCTTTCCAGTTCTCGGTAAAGGGTAGCGCGGTGTACGCCCATTTCTGCTACCATTGCCGTTACTTTTTCGCCAGCCTTTACCATTTCCTCTAAGCGCTGGCGGTCTTTGTAGTTCAGTTTTTTATATGTCCGTGCCACTTCCTTTGCTCCTTTCCGCAAATAAAAAACGCGGTAGAGTTATTGCACTCTACCGCGCTATTTTGCTTAATTCTGCTGCAAAAAAATAAATGCGGCAGAGGCTTTTATAACCTCTTGTCGCATTTAATTCTAAATGTTACCAATGAAAATGTCAATAATAAATGCAACAATTTTTTAAAAAATTTTCAAAGCCCTATTTTTGCCATTTCCTGCCTAAAAAGGTCGCCTGCATTGTAAAAGCCCAGCAGCTCCCGTGGGTAGTTGTTTATCCAGTCCTCTACCGCCTGTATGTCCTCGTCGGTCATATCGTCAAAGTTTACGCCTTTTGGTATCTTTCGTCTTACCATTTTGTTAGTGTTCTCGTTTGTACCTCTCTCCCAGCTGCTGTACGGGTGGCAGTAGTATAGCTTTGTCCGCTGCCCGTCGCCTAAGCTGCTACCCTCTAAGCCCTCGCAGTCCGCAAACTCTGTGCCGTTGTCTACCGTGATAGTTTTAAACACGTCGCTAAAGTGCTCGCCGTATTGTGCCTCTAAGCTATCCAGTACCGCCACTACAGCTGCTGCCGTATGCTCTTGCAGCTTAAATAGCAGCTCGTCGCGTGTCTTTCTCTCTGATAGTACCAGTAAGCTGTTTTTGCTTTTGCCCCGCTGTCCTATTACTGTATCCATTTCCCAGTTGCCAAACTCTTGCCGCGTCTGTATGTCCTCTGGGCGCTTTTCTATGCTCGTACCTGCTGCCGCTTTCTTTTGCGTGCGCTCCACTTTCTTATACTGGCGCTTGCGCTTTCCCTTAACAGGCAGGTGCTTATTTGTCAGCCGCAAAAATATGCCCTTGTCTATGTAGCTGTAAAGCGTGGTAACGCATATGCTTACGCTAAACTCTGCCGCCTTGCCCGTTACCTTAAGCTCTCCCAGTACGGCTGCTGGGCTGTAGTCGTCCTCTACTATTTTCTTTTCTATGTAGTTTGCGTATGCCACGTCGTTGCCTATCTTAAGCCCTGCGCCCTTTTCCTTAAGGTTTGCCCTGTATTTCTGGTCTGCCATATCAGCGCTGTAGCTTTCCGTTTCCGTCCAGTCGCTATTACGTTTTGTATAAGCGCCCCGTTTAAGCTCTCTGTAAATAGTGCTGCGGTGTACGCCTATCTGTGTTGCTATTTCCGCAGGCTTATGCCCTGCATTGTGCAGCGCCTCTATTTTAAGGCGGTCTGCTTTTGTAAGCTGCTTAAAACGTCTCGCCATAGTTTTGCCCTCTCTTTAGTGATAAAAAGCCGCAGGCGTTATACCTGCGGCTTACCTGTACGCTACTTGTGTTATGCTCGTACCTTTATTTCTATATTACAGCCGTATGTTAGGTCGTCGCCGCCTGTGATCTCGGTAACTACTGCCGTAATTTTGTTATCTTTGTACTTTCGGTCTAACTCTGCTGCCAGCTCTGCGCTTAGGTTGCCCAGCACGCGCCCGTTGTGCTTTACGTATGCTGCTGGCTCTCCCTTATACTGGTATGGCTCTATCGTGATCTGCTCGCCGCCTTGCAAAGTCTTAAGTAAGTCCTGTCTGTTTGTGCCGTCCTCATTGTCAAAGGTTACGCCTACTACCTTTGTGCGTATGGTGTTAAGCAGGCGCTCGCCCTCTGGCGCTGTCTTTGCCACTGTTTTGCCGTACTTTTCCTCTACTTTTTCCGCTTTTCCGCGCTTGCCCAGCCAAAAGCCTACGCCTGCTACTACTGCTGCCACTACGATACACTCTACGCCGCCTACAGCGTTACCTTTTGCCAGCGCAGCTATGCCAGATATAGCCACGACTGCTGCAATAATGTAAAGTATCATGCTCTTTTTGTTCATGCCTCTACCGTCCTTTCTTTAGTCCTAAAATGTTGTCTGCCGATACGTCTAAACACTTGCATAGTTTTGCCAGCGTGTCTGCGCTCGGTATCTGTTTACCCTGCTCCCAGCGGCTTACGTCTTTCTGGTTTACGCCCAGCTTTGCTGCAAGCTCTACCTGCGTTACGCCTGCTGCACGCCTCGCCGCTCTGATATTGCCGCCCATTGACATATTAGCCCCCTTTCGCTTAGTGTTCTATCTTTCGTGCTGTGTTGTGTACCCTATAATATACCCTCTACGTTATATTTTCAAGATAAAAAGCAAGCACAAAGCGTACTTTTTGCCCTGTGCCTGCTATGATCTGTTACGGCTTAAAGCCTCTAAGCTCTATAAGTGCCTCTCGTAGTGCTGTTGGCTCTGTTTTCTCTGCGCAGCTGCCGCGTGTCTCTGGCTTTTCTACCTGCTCTGCGTACAGTGGGCATAAATCGCAGCCCATTGTAAGCGTGCACGCAGCATTAGCCATAAGGATACGCAGCGCTTTTAGTTCCTGCTCGCTCATACCGTTACATAGTCTGGGTGCATATATCCTACGGTAGTGCCGTATTTTACATGATACCAGCCGTTTTGCTTTGTGTTATCCCAGTACATTACCGTGCCCTTGCGCACTGTGGTAAGTATAGCGGTATCCGTGCTGCCGCCTTTTCTGATACGTACCCCGTTAGCGTTGCAGATTACCTTACGGGTAAAGCCTGCTGCCGTGCTCGGTTTACTGTAGTTGTTTGAGATGTACCCAGCTACGCCGTTAATAAGTACATGATACCAGCCGTTTTGCTGTGTGCCGTCATATTGCAGCACGTCGCCCTTTTTGGCTACTGCAATAACCTTGTAAGCTGTGCTGCCGCCCGTCCTTACATTTACTGCGCTGCCCGTTACGGTCACTGTGCCCACGCTCTTAAAGTCTGCTGCGCCCGTGTCTGCCTCTGATAGCCTAAGCACGCAGCCCCACGGGTAGTTATAATATGGTCTTACGCAGATTTCCTTTTGTGTCTGGTCGCCAGTAGCGCCGCCCGTTGCCTTTCCTTTCTCGTTAATGCTTGCGTGTACCAGCTGCCCGCTGCCAGTATAAAGCGCTGTGTGCTTTCCCTCTGCTAAAAGCACGTCGCCTACTTTCATGCCTGCCGTGGTCTTAAGGTTTACTTTGCTGGTAACGTCCGTAAAGCCAGTCTTTAAGAAAACCTTACGCATATTGCCCGTATAGGTTGCCCCGTTTGTCTTTACTGGTACGCCCGCCTTTTCGTAGGCTGTAATAACCAGCCCGCTACAGTCAAAGTTAGGGTTGCCCCAGCGGTCTACTTGGTCGTAGCCGTGGCTGTCGTCTCTGGCAATAGCTACCGCGTAGTCTACTGCTTTCTGTGCCTTTGCTCCCATTTTCCCCGCCTCGCTTTCTCTCTGCTGGGTTGTCGTAGTTCCTGCGTACTTGTCGTAGTACGTCTGCCCAAAGCCTGCGCGCCTGTTCTTTGCCGCCTCGCTCTGGTCTTTTGGTCTTTCAAATTTGAGTAAAATTACGTCGCTGGCAGCTTTTACACTGTCTGCAATAGCAAGCGCCTGCATAATGGCTGCGTTGCTGCTAAGTTCCTCGTATAAGTAGTTAAGCTGTGTGCTAAGGTCTGCAATGCTTGTGCCTGCTGCCTTTGCTCTGGCTAACAAGTTCTGTTTTCTCGTCCAGTACGTCCACTGTGCCAGCCCATAGCCTGCGCTGTCTCTTGCAAAGTTCGTGTACGTGCCGTTATCCACGGCAGCGGTGTACTGGTCGTCGTTTAAGCCTAAGCTCTTCTCGTAGGTGTTCTGCAAGTTGTTTGGCTTTAGTCCGCTCTCTGCCCACAAGTTGCCCATAATACCAGCTGCTGCATAGTCGTTAAAGCCCTTGCCCTTTAAAAAAGTCCATATGATCTGCTCGTTATCCATGCCGCTACCTCGTCTTTATTTCTGTGTCGTGTTTACCAGCTGCTGCACGCTCGCGTTGCTTTCAAGTAGCCTCTTCATTTCCTCTAAAGCCTCGTCTACCAGTCCGCTAAACTGCTCAAACGTGATAACTTTAGCCAGCCAGCCAAACTTACTTAAAAACAGGTCGTACACATAGCGCAGCTTTAGCTTACCTGTGCCGCCGCCTAACTCTTTCTCTGCCATTGTTACGGCATAAAGCAGCCACTCTTTTACCTTGCTAAGCTGCTTATCTGTAGGCATATTGTAAAACTTAATGCCTGCCACTACGCCAGCTGTGATAGCTGCCACAAGCGCCACAATAAGCGCCCAGTTTTCTGTAATAAACTCCATTACTTTTACCTCGCTTTCTTAGCCCAGCGCGCCGCCGTCGTCCTCGTTATCTAAGTCTATAAACTCTAAGCCGTCGTCTGGTGCGCTTTCCTCTTTGTCGCCCTTTCTTTTGTGCCCTGCTATCTTTAGTGCGTTCTCTGCGCCCGCCTTTATCATGTAGCCGCCTACCACTACTCTAAATGTTTCGTTTGCCTCGCTTATAAGCGTGCCTATGGTGGCGGTGTCCTGCCAGATAGCGCAGATAATAAGCGCATACGCGCAGCTGATAAAGTACAGCACTGCTGTAATTACCACTACGCGCTTGCTAAACTCCCATAACCACTTTACGGGCTGCTTTTCTCTCTTTCTCTTTCTTACCCTCATTTACTCGCCCTCTGTATCCACGTCTCTGTAGTGATCTATGCGTAGCTGGCGCTCAATATTGTTAAGTCTCTGCTCGTGCGCGTCTAAGCGCTTGTGCTCGCTCTTCTGGCTCTGCTCCATAATAAGTAGCTTGTCGTGGTTTTCTCTGTTGTCCTGCTTTACGGTGTTTATCTCGTTTTCAATCCGTGTAAGCTGGTTTTTGATATTTTCCAAAGCTATCATTATGCCAGTTGTGCGCTCGGTGCTTTTCTCTGTGTCCTCTCTTTCCTCTTTCTTTTGGCTTTTATTTGTGTTTGTGGTGTTGATAACAGCCATAAACAAGGCTACAGCCAAAGCCCCTAAACTCAACCAGTTTGCAATAGTCATGCCGCCGCGCTCCTTTCCTGCGTCTCACGTTCTTTTATTGTCCTGTCTGCAAGTGCTATTATTTTCTCTCTTAGGTGGTAGCTGTCGGCGTGTCCTGCGTGCCCCGTCCAGCTGCATATACTCTTTTGTAAGCTCTCTTTTGTAGTCTCGCCGCGCTCGTACTGCTTAATAGTACGCTTTATACGCTTTATGCTGTCCTTGCGTACTTTCTTGTGCGTCGCCCTGTGTTTATAGCCTACAAAGTCTATGCCGCCCGTGCTTGCGCATACTATAGTTGTTTTTGGGTTAAACGATAGCAATAACTCTGTATTTATAAACGCCTCTATCTTTTGTAGCCAGTCCTTAAGCTGCTCTATGTCTGGGCTAAGTATTATAAAGTCGTCCATGTAGCGTATATACTTCTTTACGCCCAGCACTTCCTTTACGTACTTGTCTAAAGCGTCCAGATATACGTTAGCAAACAGCTGGCTTGTAAGGTTGCCTACAGGTATGCCCGTACCGTCTGGCATTTCGCCGTTGTGGTCTATAATGCGATCTGTAAGCAGTAGTACGTTTTCGTCCTTAATAACTCTGCGTATTTCTTTCTTTAGTCTGTCGTGGTTAATGCTCTTAAAGTAGGCGTGTATATCTGCCTTAATCGCGTACAGTTTCTCGCCCTTGTGGTATTTCTCCCAGTCATATAACCACTTTTGCAGCGTGTCGCTGGCTGCGTGGCTGCCCTTGCCTTTTCTGCAAGCGTAGCTATGCCTGTAAAAGCGTTTCTCAAATATAGGCTCTAACACGTTATTTATAGCGTGCTGTACTACCCTGTCGTAAAAAGGTAGCGCCATGATCTGGCGCTCTTTCGGCTCATAAACTTTAAAGTATCTGTAGCCGCTTGGGTTGTATGTAAGCTCTATAAGCTCTGCCTGCGTCCGCTGTAAGTTTTCCTCTTTCTTTTGTGTGTACTTAAGTACCTCTTTTCTGTACCTCTTGCCGCGTCTGGCTTTGTTGTAGCTTAAAAGCAGGTTGCTGTAGTCGTAAATTGCCTCGTGCAGCGTTACTACCTGCCCTGCCGCGTTTGTTGTAGTTCCTACGCGTCTCATATAAAATGCTCCTGCCTTTCGCCGTAGCTACTAACCAGCAGCCCTACTTTTTCTCTTTACCTCTAAAGGTGGGTGCATTACCTCTGACTATAGGCTAAAGGCTTAGCCTTTATAATCCTTGCCAGCGCCCCGTAGGGTACTGCGCCTGCAAAATACCTTTATCTAAGTCACACGCGCCCCGCACGCCGTTGTTCGTGTTCACGTTCCACGGGTAATTGTTGCAATTCACCGCGCGCGCACCGTCCTGCGCTCCATTGTTCCAGTTGCCGCCCGCTATCAGCGCCGCTAAAAGCTGCTTTAAGGTATTGCCCCGTCCTATCTTTTGTTATTACGGCGTGTGCTTTCTATTTCCTGCACCGCCTCTATGATCTCGCCCAGCTCTACGCCGATTTCAGTAAATCTTTTACTGGTTTCTTTGTAGTGCTGGGCGTTCATAGCACTATATTTTAGGTCATGCGCCAGCCGTACCAGTTCCTTGCTTTCCTGTAAGCAAGCGTCTGCGGTATATAGGTGGCTCTTTCCGTATGTTTTCTGCCACTTAATTACCTCGCGCAGCACGTCTAATATGCTGCTGCGTGTCGCTGCTTGCAGGCTAAACTTTTCGTACTTTGGATACTTAGAAAGCAGCGGGTAAACGTATAGCAGAAAGTCGTAAATTTTCTGGTGCAGCTCTGCGCTTTTTGTTTTTATCTCTTCCTGCGTCACGTCCTCGCCCTCTTTCTAAGCGGCTGCGCTTTCGCGCGCCGTCTACAGACTGTCACACGCGCCCCGCACGCCGTAGTACGCGCTCACGAGCCACGGGAAATTGCTGCAATACACCGCGCGCGCACCGTCCCGCGCTCCAGAGTTCCAGCTGCCGCCCGCTAGCAGCGCCGCTAAAGAGGCGTAGTAGTACTGGTAAATGTTACCCACGTCGTAGCCGTCTGCTGGTGTCTTTAACGGGCTTGTTAAATCCCAGCCCCATGCCTGCGACGCATGGTACGTAGTATTTGTGGCGTGCTCTGCTCTTGTGATAAGCTCGTCTAACCACTCCCATACATTGCCTACAGCGTCTCTTACGCCTACTGCGGATACTGCACGGGCTACATAACCTGTAGTCTTTCTGCCTGTATTGCTTGTAGCGCTCCATGCGTTGTCGTTGCTGTTATCCAGTCCAGCAGGGCTGCCAAAAGCATACGCGCAAAACTCTGCATAGTTCGGCATACGCTTGCCAGATTTCTGCAAGCGCTCTACAAAGGTGTACCAGCTCATGCCCTCTGTACCAGTCATAGGCGTAGCGCCGTACTCACTGCTAAGCCCGTACTCGCCGTCGTCGCTGTTAAGGTAAATGTCTACCCATGTACCGCCGCCTAAATATACCATGCCCTCTGGTGCGCACTTAGGGCGGTGTCCTAAAGTCCACACGCTCTTAGGTACAATACCGTCGTATACGTTGCTCTCCCAGCCGCTGCCAAAGCGCACGCCTGCTGCATTTACTGGCTGCTGGTTGCTGTCTACCTTACGGCACTTTCCATAGTGAAAACCGCCGATTTTACGGCTGTTTGTTGCGTTCCAGCCCTGCGGGTACGTAGCATTTTTAGAGATATAGTACAGCTCGTCGGTGTCGTCGTTCTGGGTGTCGCAAAGGTATACGTAATAGTCCTTACCTACCTCAAAAGCTGCGCCTGTATCCAGATTAGCGGCAGTAAGTACAGTCGTGCCCGTCTCAAAAATGCCGCTGCCTGCAATAGAGATAACGCAGCCCTGCACTACAGTAAGCTGCTGCTCGCCACTTGCGTACAAGTACTCTTTTGTAGGTGTTACAATGTCCGACACAAGCGCCATTTTGCTTACGTTAAGCAGCGCCCTGCGGTCTGTTTTTGTAATATCGTCTACCAGTAGTCTACTCATAATTCTTTAAAACCTCCCTAATAGCTGCTATGTCTGCCTCGGTCATGCCCACGCGTGCCAGTACGTCTACGCTGTTCATAACCTTTACTACGGTTACGTCCTGCGGTACAGCTACCGATAAGCCCAGCTTTGTTACGCTCTGCTCGTCGCTGCCCTGCTCTGCCTGCACGTTAGTAACTGTGGTTACATTGCCTTTAGCGTCGCCTGCCTTAAATTCTGCGCCTACCTCTGCCTCTGTGCAGTAAAGTACTGTAACCTCTTTGCGG